AATGGAACAAACAAAAACTAGAAAAGTCCAAAAATTCGCACATTGATGAACCTTAAAACCTAAGTTATAATATGAGTTTTAATAAATGGAATTCGTGGGGAGTAGAATTTACTTACCTGCCTACTGACAAGGCACTGAAACCATTCGAATCTAAATTGGATTTATATGATTTTCAATATAAGCAAGAATATAGATGGACAAGGGGAACTAGTGAGGGGCATAGAAGTAATAGTTTAACCTCCCTTCAAATAGAAGTCCCTTCCGAAACTGCTCTATTTGAATATAATAAAGCAGTACAAGAACTATGTGTAGGTATTAACATAAGAAAATTCCGAAGTGAATTAGATAAATGTTATAATATATATGATGATGAGGGGTGTTTGGAGGTGGCAAGTCCAGTATTTCATACAATCCCCCAAATGAAGGGGTTTTATAAGAAACTTTCCGAACTAGCCACCCAACATAATTTTGTTGCTCATAGAGATGATAATTACTCAGGCGGTGGCCATATACATGTTGCATTGAAAGACTTGGGTGGTGGGTACGATTCCTTTCATTTTTTACTTAATTTATTTTCAGATATCAACCAAAGGCCGTATTTAAATTGGATGTTCAATGAGGTTGGTGATGATTATTCTTCGGTAACATATAGAAATGATGATATTGAAGAGATGTTAGATAAAACAAAATCCCTTTCTTATTATGAAATATACGAAAGTGAATGTTTTTCTGATGACCTGTCACGAAAAAGTGTACTTTGGTTATTTGAGGGAGATAAAGGAAATGTTATTAGGTTAGATACTGCCGATGGTGATAAACCAGATACCGTCGAATTTAGGATGTTGGATGCTTATGATTCTTATGAACAATTGGAAGATATGGTAACATTCGTACATAAATATCTTACATACATAGAAAATATTACGGCTGAAGGACAAGAAGTAGTATATAATAAGTGGGATTATAAAAAAGACCCGATCCCAGAGTTTAAAAAGTTATTAAAGAAATTGGATCTTCCATACGGTAGATATAAGAAATACGCACAGAGACATAAACTCTGGAAAACTAAATGGAAGAAAAACTTATGAAGAAAACATTAAAAAGGATTACAGGTAAATAACATGGCATCGAAAAATCAGAATTCAGGCAGAAAAAGTACCAAACCACAATGTAAGGTATGTAACAGCGATAAGACTTTTATCAATTATTGCCCCCCAACGGGCAAGTCTAAAATGGTGTCTTCATGTAAATGTGGAGTAATTGATAAAAAAGGAATTAAGATCGCTGTAGAAGTATAAATAAACATAAGATGACTAGTAGCTCAGTTGGTAGAAGCGTTTGACTGTTAATCAAAATGTCGTAGGTTCGAGTCCTACCTAGTCAGCCAATTTTTATAACGGGGTATATCTCAATCTGGTAGAGTGCTTGCTTTGGGAGCAAGTTATTTCAGTTCAAATCTGAATATCCCGAATTTCTCTTAGAGGTATGACAGAGCGGTAATGTATTAGGTTGCTAACCTAAAGTCTGGGTAAACCAGCACTGGTTCAAGTCCAGTTGCCTCTGCCAATTTAAACTCCACATTAAAGTCCAAAATTCCGCATATTAGCTACCCATATAACCTAAGTTATAGTAACTAATAAGGAGACTGAAATGTCAATACAAAGAATGAAAATCGAAAGTACGGAAAACCATTATGTTACTAGTAATGGTGATGTATATAAAGGGAAACAATTGTTAACTGCCCATTATAAACAGGGTAGGAAATATGTATCTATAAACACTACTTCCGTTCAAGTAGCCAAACTGGTTGCTAGTTACTTTTTGAAACCAGAACTCGATAAAGAATATATCACATATAAAGATGGTGACTCGAAAAATGTTACTAAAAGAAATCTTTCTTGGTCATACCAACAGTTCTTTTCTGAAGAAACTAAAAAGAATAGAACAAAGATGTGGGCACTGCGTAGAGGCAAAAATCATCATAAAAGCAGACCTTTCTATGCAGAAGGTAAACTCTACCATACATTAAGAGAAGCAAGCGAAGATTTGAATGTTATCTTACCAACAGTACAGAATAGATTGTCTAGATCTCCAAGACCAGATTACTATTACCAATAAAGTATAAATAATGTTAAGGCTCGATTCGTCTAATGGCAGGACATCTGGTTTTCATCCAGAAAAAGGGGGATCGTAACCCCCATTGAGTACCACATTAATCAATGTTACAAAACGGGTTCGATTTATAAATACTTCTAAGGAGGATTTATGAAATGTGAAAAATGTAATGAAGGACATAATGGTATTTTTGGTAGTGGGAGATTTTGTTCGAGGGAATGTGCAAATAGCCGAACTTGGACAGCTAAAGATAATCTTAAAAAAAGTATATCGGCAACCACATCAACCAAAGTTAAGAAATCAAATAAAAAGTTATTGGGTGAACGATTTGAAAAATCTTGTCCAATATGTAAACATATATTCAATGTTGTTAAATGTAATATATCTAAGATATATTGTACAAGGGAATGTTATTTGAAGGACTCTACTCATATTTATAGAAAAATAGGGCTGGGAGGGTATAGAGAAGGGTCTGGTAGATGTCGTTCGGGGTATTGGAACAATGTATTTTGCGCTTCCACATATGAACTGGCTTTTTTAATTTGGAATATAGATAAAGGTAGAAACATCGAACGGTGTACACAAAAATTTAGATATACATATTTAGGAAAGGAACATCTTTACTATCCAGACTTTGAAATAGACGGGAATATTTATGAAATAAAAGGGTTTTATACCGATAAAGACAAAGCAAAGATATTGGCCGTTAAAAAAACGGGAAATACAATCAAACTGTATCAAATTGACCTAATTAAACCTATGATTGATTATGTTAAAAATAAATATAACATTTCAAATTTACATAATCTGTATGAAAACTATGTACCTATTCTCAAAGTTTGTCAATACTGTCAAAAAGAATTTGAGCCGAAAAGAAGAACGAAAGGATTGTTTTGTTCTAGAACCTGTTCTGGTACATACATGAGCAAAGGATTGCCTTTATGAGTGAAATTGATTTAGACATTGAAGAATATCTTCGAAATAACTTGGATATATGTGTTGAGAGGGATGATGACCATGATGGAAACTGGGTAAAAGTTTCATTGTGGTTAAATAATAAACAAATATCCTCAGATGTTACCAGATTAGGTTAATAATGAACATACTATTTTTAGATGACCAACAATCCAGACACGATGCAATAGCTAAATATCTGATTGGATATAATCTAGTCCATGTATATACTGCCATTGAATGTATAGAACATCTCGATAAACACAATTGGGATGCCGTATTTCTTGACCATGATTTAGGTGGCCATATATACGTCGATAGTAAAGAAACTAATACTGGTGCGGAGGTGGCTAGGTGGCTTAAAGAACATCCAGACCGTCAACCTCCACATATGTATATACATAGCTTCAATCCAGTTGGGGCTATGGATATGTGGCATAACATACCCAAGGCTATAATCAAACCTATATCCTTTGTGTATCAGGACATCAAACAAATTCTCGATAAAATAAATAACTCCCACTAGTATAAATAATATTGCTAGTGTGTCCCAATCGGCAGAGGAATTGTCTTTAAATGGCAAGAGTTGAGGGTTCAAGTCCCTTCACTAGTACCACAAAAATTCCAAATTAAAGTCCAAAATTGTGCATATTAGCTACCTGTAAAACCTATGTTATAGTATGCAAATAAGATTGAAATTCTGGTCTTCTGAGAAATATGAAGTCGTAAAAGAAAAAGACAAATATGTTATTGAGAAACGGGTTTTCCTTTTCTTCTGGACTAGAGTAAAAGGCATCAAAGAAGGTTCCAAGGAAAAGGAAGTAGCAACATTCGATAACTACGAACAAGCGGTTTCCACATTAGTATCAACACTGGTAGATAAAATAAAATGATTGCTTTCTTCAAGAAAATGTTTCACAAGTCATTTAAAACTCCCGTTGTGGGGGAACAGTGGAATATTATCGATGATCATCATTGGTATTCCCATAGATTGGTAAATATAACTAAGGTAGAAGAAGATTTAGTAATCTTTGATTTGATAGAAGATCACCACAATGGGTTAATCGAAACTAGGCAATTAAACTTGTCAACATTTATTGAATGTTATTCATATAAAAAGAAATAAAAGAAATAAAAGAAAAGTCCAAAAATTGGCATATCTTAGTCCCTCAGAACCTAAGTTATAGTATAAGAAAACAAACGAATAAAATTTTTTAGGAGTCAACATGACAACGGATTTATTGGAAAGAAATTTAAACGATTCAGCAACCACAGAAAAAGATAAAGCGAAACTAACATCAGACCAGTTGTTAGGGTTCATATCTGGTTGTCAATCGAATATTGGTAGAAAAACCTTCTACAACCTAGCCGATGAACAGAAGAAAGCCATGTTTGCACAACATAAGTTAATCTTTAACAATTCAAGATTCTTTTATTCTCTAATGATGCTACCCGAAGGGGTTAATGATGTCAACAAACAGTTGATTTCATTAAATCTCATCAAGAATACTCTAAGAAAATCGGGATTAAAAGATCATGAAGCCGATCCAGTTACCAAATGGGAAAACGAAATCATGCTTCAGATCTTTAATAACATGCCGATCCCCAGAGTATTTGATTTCTTCCTCACATTGCAGGAAGACAAAATCAATAAAAAACGGGCGTTATATGTGATAAGAAGATTTCTGAATGAACATAAAGACAAGTGGGGTTTGTGGGCTATTAAATATAGAACACCCTTCAATCGTATTTTAAGACATTTACATGTCAAGAAAAACGAACTTAAACTTAACACAATTCGAACATACATTCGAGATGGTGTGGTTGATAACAACACCCCCGATGTTATTAAGAATTATGAGAAGGTTAGGGAAGGGGATTCGAGTTTATTAGCTTCACTACCCTACACTGTCGCTGAAGGTTTCCAAACAAAATTCGATATGTCTAAAGAACAATTCGATAAACTGTTTGTTACTAAAGGTGGAAAATTTACTAAAAAAGAACAGCAAATCAAAAGTAACGCTGTTGGAAAATCGGGTGTATCCACAGGCCTTAAACTGGACAATTTGAATCTATTCGATTTGATAGTTCACCTTTCTGCCCAGAAAACATTACCCGATACTGTTACTAATATCAAGAAATTGATATCTAAAAAGGCCAAAAAGGTTGCTAGTACATTGTCTTTCGACTTGAAAGATGTTGGTGTTATACTAGATACCTCATTGAGCATGTATGGCACTAAAGAACAGGCTAATCATCCTATACATAAAGGTATGGCCCTGAGTGCAATATTTAAAGAAGCATGTAATGGTACGTTTAAAGAGTATAGAACTAACCCTAGTCGGGGATTGTTCCCTGCCTTGAAAAACCAATCCAATTATGCGGATTCTGTTCTACAAGCCTTGAAAGATGGTTGTAAAACTATTATCATAGTCGGGGATGGATATGAAAATGCTCCTTATGAAGGGGCGACTCATAACATCCTATATACATATAAAAAGAAATTAGATCCCAATAATGAATTGGTTGTGATACATCTAAACCCTGTATTTGCTTCCGAATCACTGGATGCTAGGAATATAACATCATTGGCCCCTCAAATCGGTATTAAAGGTATCGAAGGTCTTAATGAGAGTATGTTCCTGTCGTTGGCTAGAAACAACCCTAGAGTGGCCTTAGAGGGCTATGCTAGACATCTTCTAGACTTCCAGAACGCCAAGGCAAGAGCATGTATGCCACAGGAATTGAAGGATTTAGCAAAAGGTAAGAATAGTAAGCTGTTGGGTTAATTCAAAATGGCTTGCTTATATAAATAAAATTATAACATGAACATTTCCCATAACGGGGAGAGTGGAACTTAAATTAGAGATTACAGAAAATTCGGTGAAGTAATAATCAACAATCTCTTTTAACAATCCCTCTCATAAAAATAAAAAAAATTAAATAAAGAAAAGTCCAAAAAAGCGAAGATTACAGTCAAAAAAAATCTAAGTTATATATAGAAAGACAAACTTAAAAAAGGGAGTGGTACTAAATACAAAAGTTTCAGAATTAAATTGCAATATTAATGCGAAGGTCGTAGGTTCGAGTCCTGCATTCCCCTCATCATGGGGAATTAACTCAGTTGGTAGAGTATCACTTAAATCAAACAACTTTAGTAAACTAACCCTCTCTATAAAAATTAAAAAAAAAAGGAAGTGGCACTTAAAAGGAAAGTTTCAGAAAAAATAGTTCACTTGGTAGAACAATTGTATTAACAACAATAAGAGTAGGTTCAATCCCTACTTTTTTCAACAGACAACTTTACTTATCCCGCCCTTCCCTTAACTAACATGAAAAATTTAAAGATAACTTGGAGTAGCACTTAAAAGGAAAGTTTCAGAAAAAAAAGCTCTTTGGTAGAGCAATTGTATTCGGAACAATCGGAGTGGGTTCAATCCCCACTTTTTTCAACAAAACAACTTTACTTACCCCGCTCTCCATTTTATCTAAACATTGAAAACCATGAATATCATAACAGTCCCAGAACCAATTTCCATAGAAAAACCCTCTGTATTTTTAGCAGGAGGGATAACAAACTGCCCAGATTGGCAAGCGGAATTAATCGAAATGTTATCGGCTGAAAATCTTGATATTAATGTATATAACCCTAGAAGAGAAGACTTTGATGTTACTGACCCCAATGCTTCTAAGATTCAAATTGAATGGGAATTCCATGCACTAAACTTCTCTACTGTAATAAGTATGTGGTTTACTGGTGGGGAATCCTTACAGCCTATATGTCTATATGAACTTGGAAGACATCTAGCAACCAGAACATCTAAAGATTTTGTATTGGGTGTTGATGATAATTATAAAAGAAAAGAAGATGTATATATCCAGACAAAGCTGGTACATCCCGAACTAGAAATTACAAATAATTTAGAAGATCATAAAAATAACATCTTGAACGCAATCAAACGGAGATAGAAATGTCAGATACAATTAACATCGGAAACTTACTAAACGGATATACTGTCGATAAAGATAACATCCAGAGTGTAGGTAACATGACTGTAATTCCTATTGTTAGTGATAAAGAATTTACTAATATCGCAGATCAAAATGATGTTCAGTTGAATAACGACCCCGATTATGGAAGATTGACTTTCCAGAACGGTGCGGGTGAAATTGGTATCACTATGCAGGGTTGGACAATGATCAATGATCAAAGTGCTCAAGATAGAACAATACCTTATGCACATCTGGTTAAATCGAATGATAAGAAAACAATTCCTGCTAATTGTGTACAACCTAGTCAGGGTGGACATTTTGATGTTAGGAAGTTAGACCATGATTCATTTATGATATTGGCCCCTTCTCTTAGAAAGTTGGCATATGATGTTAATGGGGATTATAAAAACGGAAATGATTATTCTCCTATGTGGACAGGATTGGGAAGTTGGGTTGCAGATAGCGGTGTTGATGGATTGCAGAAATTCTATTCACAGTTTGAAGACAAGTTAAACGAATTTGTATCTCAGTTCGAACCAGTTAAAAATCAGTTGGGAGCTATTGTATTAATCAATAACAAAATCGTTGCGGTTGATATTGTTCCTAAGTATCAAACGTGGTCACACACATGGAGAGCCTTTATAAGAGACTCTTACGGAGCCGAAGCAGTTAGAGTCATCGAGAACGGAAACGCTGAAATTAATACCCCGCTGTTGAAGGTGGAGGATGTTAATTCTCTGGATGACTTGGAAAATGAATATAAGAAAACGAAAGATGAATTTGTTGATGGTTTGAGAAACAAGGTTGGTGCTATGGCACAGGTATCTATTGACCGTACTAAACAGGAACAAATTGATGAATTAGCTATGACTAAACTCACAGGTGGTGGGTTCAAAGGACAGGCGGTTTATCATTCCAATCATGTAGTGTACATGTCACTAGTTACTGATTCTGCTCAACCAAAGGCAAAGAGTTCTTTCAAATCGTTGAGAAATGATCCTTACAGCGATTCTCCTTTTGATTTTTAATGATAATATAAATAACTTTGCGAGTTAGAGTAGTGGTTACTCATAAGGTTCATATCCTTACTAGGTGGGTTCAATTCCCACACTCGCTACCATTTTTACTACTAACATTATGAAAGAATTTCTAAATGTAATGCCAGTATCGGTTCTGGACATCTCCAAGCAGGAGAAAAGAACCAAAGAAAAGCACTCACATAACGATAAAAGCAGTAGGGAAGAGTATAGTCCCTTTCCTAAAGAAGTTAGTATGTTGTGTTATGAGTTCTTCTTAAAAAACTCTAGCCACATATTTGACCCATTTGCGGGTTGGGGCGAGAGACATTATTATGCTTTGAAGTATGGTAAGGAGTATGTCGGTTACGATACATCGCATATCGCATATCGCAATATGCAAAGCTAATGATGATTTTGGTGTTATTAACGAACATATGGATAGTAGCACAGCAGACATTCCAGAATTTAACGGGATGTTGTCATGTCCTCCGTATTGGAATTTAGAAAAATACGATGCGGAACATGGTTTGGATAGGATTAAGACTTGGGAGAGGTTCGTTGAACAGCTAGATCTCATATATCGTAGATGTTATATGAATGCTAAAAAAGGAACTACCTTCTGTATAATGGTTGGGGATTGGAGAAAAGAGAACATATATTACGATCTGGAATATCAGATATGTAAAATATTTGCTGAGGTTGGGGCTATCATTGTTGATAAAGTTGTGATAAGTAGAAAGAAAATCTCGAAGATAAAGGTTATGTTACCACAGGCCAAACGGCTTGGATATACAGTTAAGGTACATGAGAGTCTATTAGTCTTTAGAAAACCTGGACTAGATCCAAACTTTAAGGAACCGAATAAGGTAAAATTGAGAAAAAGCAAACTCAGTCAATTTATGGTGAAGAAATGAAATATTTAGAAATTATAAGACAAAAAGATACTAACGATGTTCGGTATTATTCAACTATACCATTTGAACAACATTTATTGTATTTGGGCGAAATACCTAATATGAAAGACCATTGTGCTGTTGTTGATAAATCTGGAAATATACATTGGGGCCAGCATATTGAGAATTTCGAAACTGTACCCGATGATGAATTATGAAACCTTACGGGCAGGGGAAGAAACTCAGTGCTAATTTTCCAGACCATCACCCACACCCTAAACGGTTGTATGTTAATTGGTGGGAAGTAGAAATATGTCCAGTAACATCGAAGAAAAGAGCAAGGCAGAATGCTAGAGAAGATATTAAAAAACGAATTGAGGAAGAATTATAAATAATAACACACCTCTAAAGCATTAACGGTGATGCACTAGACTTTTAATCTAGGGAACTTGGATCGTTACCAAGTGGAGGTAGTCCAAACCGATACTTGGAGAGGAAGAAATAAAAACAAATGTAAATATACTAACGAAGAAATCTTAGATATATATATTTAGAAAGCAAAAACATACATCAAACATTAATAAAATTAGAATTAGCACCCAAAGGAGCTAATTATAAAAAAATCAAAAAAATCGTAGGGTAAATATGGAAGTGAATAAAGCAACAGTAGAGTCGGAAGTTTGGGATGAATTAGATAACATCCTGTCAGATTGGGCCGAATACTACGATATTAAGAATGTTGATATTGATAAAAAAAAAGTTAAATTGGAATTTGAAATACCCATAGAACCCGTAATATTAAAAACACTAGCCGATTTTTCGGTTTCCTGTAAACATATTGAAGGGGATAATGAGTATATACTGATTGATGTTATCATAGATGAAAAGAATGATTACATCGGAATAGTTAAACATTAAATGCAGTGGTAGCTAAGTCTGGTAAAGCACTAGGTCGCATCATTTAATTTTATCCCATAAAAAATATATGATCAAACTAACAACATCAGTTTTTATAGATCGAGCTATAAAAATATATGGTGATTTATACGATTATCGTAAATTTATATATGTTAATGCACAGACTAAAGGTATAATAATATGTAAAATACATGGTGAATTTGAACAGATACCACATAATCATTTAAAGTACGGCTGTTCTAAATGTGGGCATATAAAAAGTGCTGAAAAAAGAACAAAAACTATAAAACAATTTATATTAGATGCTATATCGGTTCATGGTTATTTATATGATTATCGTAAATTTATATATGTTAATACAAAGACTAAAGGTATAATAATATGTAAAATACATGGTGAATTTGAACAGATACCATCTAGCCATCGACTTGGTTTAGGTTGTTATAAATGTGGTCGTATAAGTTTACAAAAAACCCAAGCCAACACATTATATAGTTTTATTTCGGAATCTAAAAAAATACATGGTGATTTATACGATTATCGTAAATTTATATATGTTAATGCAAAGACTAAAGGTATAATAATATGTAAAATACATGGGGAATTTGAACAGATACCATCTAGCCATCTACTTGGTTGCGGTTGTTCTAAATGTGGAGATAAAAAAAAAGGAATTTCTTCAACAAAAACTATAAAACAATTTATATTAGATGCTATATCGGTTCATGGTGATTTATACGATTATCGTAAATTTATATATGTTAATGCACAGACTAAAGGTATAATAATATGTAAAATACATGGTGAATTTGAGCAAAATCCCCATCACCATTTAAGCTCTGGTAATGGCTGTCCTAAATGTAAAACATCTAAAGGAGAAATTTCGATTGAACGGTATTTAATCAAAAATAAAATAATATATGTATCACAAAAAACATTTCCAACTTGTATATATATAAAAAATCTAATTTTCGATTTTTATTTACCAGAATATAATATATGTATAGAATATCAAGGTGAGCAACATTATAGACCTGTAGATTTTACTGGTAAATTATCAGTAAAACAAACCAAAACGAATTTTGAAAAACAAAAAATTAGAGACAATATCAAAAGAACATGGTGTCAAACTAACAATGTAAAATTATTGGAAATATCTTATCGAGAATTCCGTAAAATTGAAAATATACTAGATTTGACAATAAGGTAAATATTATGGAAATATTGGATGTCCAAATGGGCTACAAGTATAAATAAAAAAAAGTGCAGTGGTGGCCAATGTGGAAAGGCGGTAGCTTGCAACCCTATGATAGCGAGTTCGACTCTCGCACACTGCTTAAATTAAAAAGGAGATTGAAGAAATGATACTTGAAGAAACACATAAAGATGAAATAGGGAAACATTAAATTGTCCTAATTGCAATGGTGAAAATTTACACCAAACGAAAATTGATGTTTATCATAGAAAGGAAGAAGATTCGAAACTTGGAATGCATGTTCATGTTAATCATAAAGATTCTGTGCGGGGTTCTAAATATCCTTTAAATATTTCAACCGATGTTGAAACGGATAATCCTAGTATTAGGAGAAATGGAATGAAAATCACATTTTTTTGTGAAACATGTGATCGAAATCCAGAATTGGCTATTTTACAACATAAAGGCCGTACTTATTTTCGTTTATCTAAAGGAAAACTTTCACCAAAAGAAAAACGTATATAACGTATTATAAATAAAAGTAACATGCCTGGTTAGTACAATGATAGTATTTCTGTTTTGTAATCAGAAGACGGGGGTTTGATTCCCTCACTAGGCTCCATAACAGACTCGAAACTAGAATGGCAACAAAATTAGATTTGGTTTTATAAATACTTCCATATACAGCTAATGGAGTGTTATGTGGGAAAAATAATATGTAATTATTGTAAAAAAGAATTTAAAACAATACAGGCGAGGTCTGGACACAAAGCACATTGTAATAAGAATAATACATTTAGATGTCCAATATGTGATAAAAAATATAACGTAAGCTCGTTTAAATCACATACTAGAGCACATTTAAACGATAAACATTGTTTGGTTTGTAATTCAATGACAACCAACCCAAAATACTGTTCAAGTTCGTGTTCTGCGATAGATACTAATAAAAAGAAAGCCAAGGAAATATATTGTTTAAATTGTAAGGTATCGATAAAAGGAACCATTAATAAATACTGTTCTAAGGAATGTCAAACTAGGTATCAACATAACATCAAAATTATAAATTGGAAATCTAGCGGGGAAATCAAAAATGAAAATATTCCAGTTTGGTTAAGAAGATATCTATTTGAAAAATACGATAATAGATGTTGTAGATGTGGCTGGTGCGAAATAAATATATTTTCTAATAAAATACCATTGGAGGTTGAACATAAAGACGGGAATTCTACCAACAATAAGGAAGAAAACTTGGAATTGTTATGTCCAAATTGCCACAGCCTAACATCAACATATAGAGCATTGAATACTGGAAATGGTCGATATTCAAGAAGAAAGCGATATTTAGAAGGAAAGAGTTATTAAGTATAAATAAATAAAACGGGAGCTTAGTTCAACGGAAGAACATTAGTTTTGCAAACTAGAAATAGGGGTTCGATTCCCCTAGCATCCACCACTTTATTATGAATAATCAAGATACAACATACACCCCAGATAATGCAATTTATTTAAAATTCGACTTGCGAACATCGGGAAAGTATTATAAGTTAATATCTTTAGAAGATATAGAAAATAGAAGAATAAGGAAAGAGATTGATAAGTTTTATTCGCTTTCATAGCTCAAATGGTTAGAGCGACGATTTCTAAAATCGGTGGTTGTGGGTTCGAGTCCCACTGGAAGCATAAATACAATGAAAGGAGTAACCATGACACTACATTATAAAAAAATATGTACAGAATGCGAGAAAGTGATTTCTCAGTGCAAATGTATTGGTGAACGAACAATTCAACATGGAATATGCTCTGATTGCCTAAAAAAACCAAAAAGAAAGGAGTAACATAAATGAAGAAGACTTAGATTAATAACATGGAAGAAATTAAATATGTATATGCTATTGTCCGTAACGATATTAGCTACCCGCAACAGGCAGTACAGGCTTGTCATGCTTGTATAGAAATGGCCTCTTATTATTTCGATTGTATAGACAGACCACATTTGGTGTTATGCAACGTCACCCCCCAAAAATTACATCAACTTATCTATAAGATGGAACAGCTTGAAATGTGTTTTCAGGTATTTAGAGAAGGTGATATGAATAATGAGATCACAGCATTCGCAACATTACCGATATCTGGTGAAAGAAGAAGCCTATTTTCTGATTTAAAACTGCTAACAATGGAGTAACCTAAGATGATATAGATACATAAACCACCCTAATATTGAGTTAGTCACCAAATCAATTTAAATAAATTAACTAACATAAAGAGGTATAAAATGGAATTGACAATAGAAGAAGAAAAATTTAGAGCATGTATGGGTAAAATTAAACGGCATTGTAAAGAATTTGCCCATGAACTAACATTAAAGAAGTTCGCTTATAAACAGGATCAAAAAAAGGGTAAATTCGATATATGGCAGGATTGGTATAAGATAGTTGAATTGAAGAAGAACTTCAGGCATCTACATATAGCATATTGTGAGTTACGGGGCCGAACTAGAAACCAAATTGAATCTAAAGTACATCCCGATAATCTGGCAAATGAAGATTTAATTCAGAAATATAAGGATGAATATTACTTAAATGTATAAATAATATTGCTGGTGTACTCCAATTGGCAGAGGGAGCGGTCTTAGAAATCGTACAGTGTGGGTTCAAGTCCCACCACCAGTACCATTATTTACTATATTCAAGGTTCACGAATTATGAACAAAAGAAACGAATACGAAAAGGATCGGTTGGAACGTGTAAGGTTACATAAGGTTACTAGTACCCAAGTATTGTCTGATAAGACTAAATACAATCGGAAGAAGCTACCGAATCCAGAAAATGATACTTAATTTCCCCATGTTGTTCATATTCCATCACAAGTCCGTCTGTAGAGCCATATAAGGCTCTTATGATGATAGAATCGTTTCCTTGGATGGAATGGATACCTGATTTAGAACCCTCTATATACACATGTGCGTGGTGTGTAGGGCAAAGATAGATTAGGTTAGATTTGTGGTTAGAACCGCCCAATTCTTTGGGTTTGATATGGTGATGGGAGATTTGACTTCTCACATCCGTCTGATACCCACAATTTGGAAATTTACATTCATACATACTGATATTTATAAATAATAAAAATGGGCGTGTCGTATAGTGGCTATTACAACTCTTTTACATGGAGAAGATCGCAGGTTCGAGTCCTGCCATGCTCACCATTTTTATTATTAAAGTCCAAAATTGCGCATATTTCACCTCCCCAAAACCTAAGTTATAGTATCAAACTTAACGGAGATATGAGAATGTCACATACAGTAAATTCATTATTGGCGGTGTCTAAAGCCCTAAGAACTAGACTCAACCAATTGAATGAAGTACACAATAAACCTCCCTACCCTTTCCAAGGTGGAGATGGAAATGTTAGGTGTTAATTCAAATCATGTTAGTTATATAAATAAAAGTAATGCGGGATTGATGTAATGATAGCATAAGTATCTTCCAAGTATTTTGTGGGGGTTTGAATCCCCCATTCCGCTCCATAATTTACACACAAAAAGGATATGAGTCAACTGTTGGATGTGTTGAAGAAGACTGTAAATCTTTTCCCTAAGCGGTGAACATCGGGAGTTCAATTCTCTCCATATCCAACACAAACATAATGGTAAGAGTAGCTTATCAGGTAAAAGCACAAATTTGAAGCATTTGGGATAGGGTTCAAATCCCTCCTTACCACATTTATCGTTTGAACCTAGTTTGGATACTGTTGATTGTATAAATACTCCTAAAGGGGGTATTATGTGTCTATGCGAAAATTGTTCATGTAAACATCAAGGAAATTATGGTAGCGGGAGATTTTGTTCTTCCAAATGTGCAAAGGGATTTTCCACTAAAAATAAACGGAAAGAAATTAATAAACAAGTAAGTAATACTTTAAATGGTATTCCTTCTGGAAGAATTGGAGAGTTTTTAGTAAAAAGAGAAGATAGAAAGTGTAACTATTGTAACTGTGTTTATGTTGTAAAGATAACCTCAAAAAGAAAATATTGCTCTGTAGGTTGTAGTAGTTCCTCTCCAAAACCAAATAATGGTGGGTTGCGAGAAGGAGGGGGAAGAACAAAAGTTATTTCTTATACTAATAATTTAAAAGAATCTATGAAATTAAATAAAGAAGAAATCCAAGTGGCGAAAGTGTTGGATGTTTTAAATTTAAAATGGAAACGTAATTGGAATGGTTTTACTTATCAGACAATAGACGGAAAAAAGAGAAAATTCTACCCCGATTTTTATGTAGAAGAATATGATACTTACGTTGAATATAAAGGTTGGGTGACATCAGAGATGGAACATAAAATGAAAAATGCTGTTAATAATAACAATTTTAATTTGTTGATAATATATGGAAACGATAAACGATATAAGAATATGGGAATTAATTTACAACAAATTATAGACAATCCAAAATTGATATTGGAAAACTTGGGGGAATTAGTTTAATGGTAAAATGTTGCTTTTCAAAAGCAACAACAGGGTTCGAATCCTACCATTCCTGCCAAAAAAAAAACAAATCACATTAAAGTCCAAAATTCCGAATAATGAAGGGTCTAAAAACCTAAGTTATAAGTAGAATCAAAGCCCTGTAGTGTAATTGGTAAGCACCGAACATTTTGAATGTTCTAGTTTAGGTTCAAGTCCTGA